GACGCTCTGATTTGCGGGGGATGTTTGTGCCGACACAGGCTGGCCGGTCGATACGGCAGCGAAGGCGGCGAGGATCAGAAGCTTTTGCATCTTGAGTCTCCATCGGCCGGCTGGGAAGGAGTGGAGGAAGCCGGCAGACACGGAAATAGTCGATCGACCGAAGCCAAAGGAGCAACGAGTTTGGCCGAGCATTCTGCAAAATTGCAGAATGAGCGCGCGGCCATTATGTCGCACAAGGCAGCATGTATGATTGGAACGACTTGAAGGCCTTTCTGGCCGTTGCCGAGACGGGCAGCACGCTGTCGGCCGCGCAGGCCATGAGGGTCAGCCAGACGACGGTCGCGCGGCGCATCGCCGCGCTGGAGGAGGCTATCGAGTACTTGGAGGGTAGTCTCGAAGCGGCGCGCGAAGAGCTGGCCGACGCGTTCCTGCACGCGTGCTTCTCGCTCGCCGCGCTACGCCTTGCCGCGCATCACCTTCGCAGCGCCGTCGGTGCCGGTCGCGAGCGCGTCACCGTGCGCACGTCGGCTACGTGGTGGCCGCGTAGTGAGCGAGGTGTGTCGTGAGCGAGCATGCCGTCGAGCGCGAACACCGAGCGGCAGCGCTTGACGCGCTCACCCACGGACTGCGTGCGCTCAAGTCGCAGATTGCGGAGGCGCGATCGTCTCTTGCGCTCACGCCGCCGCAGGTGCGGCGGCTCAAGGCCCGTCTTGAACGCTGGCGCGCGGCGCATTCTGCCCTGTCGTGTGAGCAAGGGCAGGCGCGACTCGACGCGCGGCAAGCGGAGTGGGACGCGGAGCCGAGCGAAGACCCGCGCGAAGTAGGCTATCAGGCGCCCGTTTTCATCGACCATCTCATCCCATCAGCGCCCGAGGGTGTCGTGCTCATGCGGTGCCTGCGCTGTGGCGATCCGCCGTCCGCACACACCGAGCCTGACGCCGGGTGCGTCGAGTGCGAGTGCACCGCGTACGAGGCACCATGAAGAACCGCTCCGACTTCGCCGCCCCCGCGCTGATCGTCGCTTGCATCGCCTGCGCCGCCATCGTCGGCACGTGCGACGCGCAGGGCCAAGACCGCGTCGTGCGCGCCAGTGACGCGGCGGGCGGGAGACGTCGCGAGCCTGCGGAGGTGTCGATCGCGCGCTTCCTCTGCGGCGAGGCGGACGCGCGAAAGACCAGCGCCGCGCCTCTACTCTGGACGATGAAGCGCCGGGCCGATGCGCACGGCATGCAACTCGTGCCGATGCTCTCCGCGTACTCGGCGCCCCTGCGCGGGCACGGCGGGCGGCGCGGTGCCTGGGTGCGTGCGTTGCCGGCGGCGTTCCCGACACCCGGCTATCGGCGCCGCAACTGGCCGGACGCGATCGACGCGGCGCGATCGTTCATCGCCGGCACGCTGCCCGATCCTTGCCAGCGCCCAACGTTTCACTTCGGCAGCGCGGCCGACATGCGCGCGCGCTTTCCTCGAGCGGTGCCCGTCGCCTGCGGGGACGGCGCGGACGACTCCAACATCTACATCACGGAGGATGGCACATGACGGCGTGTGCGAGGTGCGGCGGCGAGTCGTACAATTCGCGCAGCGGCAACTGCCGTGAGCGAGACGCCGAACCCTGCGCCCTCCGTGCCGAGCTCCGCGACGTCAAGGCGGAGCGGGATGCGCTACGGCTGGAGTCCGACGGTCACCGCTCCGCGCGAGACGCACGGACCGGCGAGCGCGACGACCTGCACATCGCTCTCCGCGACCTGCGCGCGGCGGTGCTGGCGGTGGCGGATGCGATGGCGGGGAACACGCTCGCGCCCAGCGCCGGCACGATGCGCCGCTACGTCGCCGAACTGCGCAGGGCGTGCGGGGTGGGGACGTGACGACGCCCTGCCACTGGTGCGGCAGCGTCCGATCGCGACGCGTCAACGTGCTGATCGGTCGCGGCTTCGTGGCGTGCGCCAACGGGACTACGTGCGCGGCGCGGCAGCGCAGGAACGGGAAGCCGGGGGCGGCGCGATGACGGGTGACCTCATCGGCGGAAAGTCGTTGACGCGCATATGCCGCGTCGCGTACACATCACGAGTCGGGGATGAGACCGGCGCCGCTGACACGGGTTTTCCGCGCAGCGTTCTGTCACTCATCCGGTAGTGCGCACACGCGCGGTTGACGGCTGGTCTTGTCCCCGATTGTGTTCGATTGCGCCTGTCAGGGCGCGGAGGTGAGAATGGATGATTACGACGCGTTCCTAGATCAGAAGGCGCAGGTCGGCGCCGATGCCGGCTTCGACCCCTCGTGGATGCCCGGCGAGTTGTTCGACTTCCAGCGCGCCCTCGTGGAGTGGGCGCAGCGCAAGGGCCGCGCGGCAATCTTCGCGGACTGCGGCATGGGTAAGACGCCGATCCAGCTCACGTGGGCGGAGAACGTCGTGCGACGCGAGAACCGTCCCGTTCTCGTGATCGCGCCACTCGCCGTGTCGTCGCAGACGATTCGCGAGGGCGCGAAGTTCGGGATTGAAGTCAAGCGCGCCGAGTCTGGAATGGCGTTCGCGCCGGCCGTTCACGTCATCAACTATCAGCGGCTACACCACGTCGATCCGTCCGCGTTCGCTGGCGTAGTCTGCGACGAGTCGTCAATCCTGAAAGGCTTCGACGGCGCGACGCGAGACGCAGTGACGGTCTTTCTCCGCAAGGTGCCATACCGCCTGCTGTGCACCGCGACCGCCGCGCCGAATGACTACATCGAGCTTGGCAATTCCAGCGAGGCGCTCGGCTACCTCGGCTTCATGGACATGCTCGCGCGCTTCTTCAAGAACAATCGCAACAACAGCGCGACGAACCGAATGGGCAAGTACGACACCGGCCCGATGTGGCGCTTTCGCGGGCACGCTGAAAAACCGTTCTGGCGTTGGATGTCATCGTGGGCGCGGTGCCTTCGTCGGCCGTCCGATCTCGGCTTCGATGATTCGCGATTCGTGCTGCCCGACCTCATCGAGCGCGAGCACACGGTCGAGGCGCGCCGCCCGCGTGATGGCATGCTGTTCGCGATGCCCGCGTTCGGGCTGGCGGAGGAACGTGAGGAGCGTCGGCGCACGCTGACCGAGCGATGCGAGATGGCCGCGTCGCTCGTCGTCAACACGGGGCAGCCGGCCGTGTGCTGGGCACAGCTGAACGACGAGGCGGACCTTCTCGAGCGGCTCATCCCCGGCGCGATCCAGGTGAGCGGCCGCGACACGGACGAAGAGAAGGAGGCAAAGTTCGACGCGTTCTCGAGCGGCGCCGCGCGCGTGCTCGTGACGAAGCCGGCGATCGGCGCGTGGGGCCTGAATTGGCAGCACTGCGCGCACATGGTGACGTTCGCAAACCACTCCTTCGAGCAGCACTACCAGAGCGTGCGGCGCTTCTGGCGTTTCGGACAGACGCGCCCAGTCGTGGTCGACCACGTGCTCTCTGACGGCGAGGGTCGCGTGTTCCGCAACTTGCAGCGCAAGGCGGAGCAAGCGGATCGGATGTTCTCGGAGGTGACGCGCCACATGCGCGACGAACTCGGCATCGCGCGACAACAGCGCGCGTTCACGAAGGAAGCGGAGGCACCATCATGGCTCTAGTAGGCGACCAGAAGATCACGGACCGATACGCGCTGTATCATGGCGATTGCATCGAGACGATGAGGGCGTTTCCCGACGCGTCGATCCATCTCTCGGTCTACTCGCCGCCGTTCGGTGGCCTCTACAACTACACGAGCGACGCGCGCGACCTCTCCAACTGCGACGACTACGGGCAGTTCTTCGAGCACTACGGCTACGTCGTGTCGGAACTCTCGCGCCTCACGCTTCCGGGGCGCGCGACTGCGGTACACGTCGCCGACATTCCGACCGGCAACACGGGGCACGATCACATCCGAGACTTTTCCGGCGACGTCATCCGCCTCCACGAGAAGCACGGTTGGCACTACGCGGCGCGCTACTCGATTTGGAAGGACCCCTTCGAGGTCTACATCCGCACGCTCGCAAAGAACCTGCGTCACCGCAGCATGGTCGACGACTCGTCGCGGTGCACGAACGCAGCGGCGGACTACCTCCTCGTCTTCCGGCGCCCAGGCGAGAACCCCGAGCCGATCGTGCATCCGACCGGACTCATGGACTACATCGGCGCTCGCGAAGTTCCGAAGGCGCTGGCGAAGTACCGCGGCCACGAGGGCAAGCAGACCGAGAACAAGTGGAGTCAGTGGATATGGCGCAACTACGCGTCGGCGTTCTGGGATGACATCCGAGCCGACAACGTGCTGCCGTTCGTCGACTGCAAGGAACCCGACGACGAGAAGCACGTTCATCCGTTGCAACTCGACGTCATCGAGCGCGCCGTGGTTCTGTGGAGCAACCCCGGCGACAAGGTGCTGACGCCGTTCATGGGGGTCGGCAGCGAGGTCTACGGCGCGGTCAAGCAAGGCCGCAGGGGCATCGGCGTCGAGCTCAAGGCGGCGTACTTCCGGCAGTCGATCGCCAACCTGGAGTCGCTCGCTGCGGGGCCGAAGGCTGAGGCGCCGCGCCAATCCACTCTCGTTCTGGGTGGCGAATGAGCGCGACGAATCGCAACGAGCGCGGAGGCGGCGGAGTCGACTACTTCCCGACGCCGCCGTGGTGCGTGCATCGACTGCTCGACGTGTGCCCGCTTCCGTTCGGTCGATGGCTCGAGCCGGCAGTAGGCGGCGGCGACATCGTGCGCGCCGTCGCCGATCACGCTGCTTACGCGGGGCGCGTCGAGTGGCGGACGATGGACCTCCGCGACGAGGTGATCGCGGACGTGCACGGGGACTTCCTCGAGTCGGTCATCTCCGAGCGCTTCGCCGCCGTGCTCACCAACCCGCCCTTCGCGCTCGCGCTCGCCTTCGTGCAACGGTCGCTGGCGCTCTCGCCGGTCGTCGCGTTCCTTCAACGCATCAACTGGCTCCGCGGTTCGCCCGAGCACAATGCGTGGATGCGCGCGAACACGCCGAGCCTCTACGTGCTGCCGCAGCGTCCGAGCTTCGACGGGCACGGCACCGACGCGACCGAGTACGCGTGGTTCGTCTGGGGCGTCGACGCGGTCGCACGCGTCGTGATTCTTGGCGACACGCCCGACGACGTGAGAGCGTCGCACTCAATCGAGATGCGCCGCCGCAACAAGGCCGTGCGCGGGCTGTTCGACGAGGTGAAACCATGACCGCCGCCCGCATGTCCCGCGAACGCCTCGCCGAAGTCCGCGAGCGCCACGCCGTGCACGCCGATCGCGTCGAGTGCGGTGCGTGCCTGGAGTGCGACCTCATCCGCGAGATCGACGCGGAGATCGACGCACGCCGCGCCGCCGCTACGCTCACGCTCGACTTCGGGACCGGCCCGCGATGACCGCCGGCAGGCAGTTCGGGCACGACCGGACACCGGCGCTCCGCCGCCACCTCTGCGCGCGCTGCAACACGCTCGTCGACGTCACGGGCCTCGTGCGAGCCGACACCATCCGGGACGACTCGCGCACCTACGTCTGCCGCGTCGCCACCGCCTGCCGCGTGCGAGCTGCGCGCAGGGAGAGGACGGCACCGAGGGATGCGCGCGTACTGCCGTACAGCGGCGCCCCGCGCTGGACGTGCCGCTTCTGCTCGCGCCCCATGCTGTCGCAGCACGTGCTCCTGAGCGATGCTGGCGTCGAGTGCCGCGCCGTCGGTAGCTGTGAGAGAAGGATGGTGCGAGGGTGAGGTTCCTCTCCCTCTTCAGCGGCATCGAAGCCGCTAGCGTCGCGTGGCATCCCCTCGGCTGGGAACCGGCCGCGTTCGCCGAGGTGTCGCCGTTCGCGTGCCGCGTGCTCGCGCATCACTATCCCGATGTGCCGAACCTCGGCGACGTGACGAAGATCGGCGCGGTCGAACTCGCGCGCATCGGTCCGGTGGATCTCGTGGTCGGCGGCTTCCCATGTCAGGACGTGAGCGTGGCAGGTGCCCGCGCTGGATTCGAGTCCGATGGCGTGCAAACCAGGAGCGGGCTCTTCCATGAAGCAATGCGGATTGTTCGACTCTCTCGCGCTCGATGGGCCGTCCTCGAGAACGTCCCCGGACTCCTCAGCTCCCGACACGGCCGAGACTTTGCGACGGTGGTCGGCGCGCTGGCTGGGTGTGAGTTCGCTGTACCCGCTGACGGATGGCGTAACGGCGGAGTGGCAGCCGGCCCTGACGGGCTCGTCGAGTGGGCTACTCTGGACGCGCAGTTCTTCGGACTGGCGCAACGGCGGAAGCGTGTATTCATTGTCCGAGACGCTGGAGACTGGCACGATCGACCGCCGGTACTACTTGAGCGCGAGAGCCTGCGCGGGAATCCTGCGCCGAGCCGAGAAGAGGGGGCGAGTGCTGCCGGCTGCCTTGAAAGCCGCGCTCGAAGCGGCGGCCATGACCCCGGAGCACACGGAGCCGCCAGCGGGCACTTAGTCGCGCGAGCCGTGACGACGCGGGAAGGGCAGCGCATGTCGCCGGACGCGGAGACGTTGCTCGTCGCACACACCCTGCGCGGCTCCGGCTTCGACGCGAGCGAGGATGGGACCGGGCGCGGGACGCCATTGGTGTGCGTTCCGATGGCCGTGCAGGAGAACAGACGGAACGGCGTCACCATCCGCGACATCGCCGGGACGCTGCGCAGCAACGCGCCCGGATCGCAGCCGTGCGGATCGCTCGTGCTGCTCCCCTTCGACACGACGCAGATCACGCACCGCGAAAACAGATCGCGACCGGAAGCGGGCGACCCATCGCCGTCGCTCGCGAAGGGCGGGCATGTGCCGGCCATCGCGTTCCACATGACGCAGGATCCGATCCACGGCGCGGTGTCGCCAGCGCTCGGCGGCAAGGGCGCAGCCGTGGGCGCAGTCGTGCGGCGACTTACGCCGACGGAGTGCGAGCGCCTCATGGGGTTTCCGGACGGGTACACGGCGATCCCGGGCGCGAAGGATGGGCCGAGGTACGCCGCGCTCGGGAACAGCTTCGCCGTACCCGTTGTCTCCTGGATCGGAAAGCGTATCGCGATGGTGGACGCGATGGCGCAGAGCGTGACCCTTGACGCCCGCGCGCCGGCCGGGGCATGATGGGGAGTCGGGACGGGTCGGCAGCCGTTGCTGCGGTGTACGGCACGCCGCGGATCTGGGCCCTACCTCAGCGCCGCACCACGCGTGAAGTGCGGCCGACCGTCTCGGCGATTCTTTGCGCCCCAGCAAGGGCAGATCGGATAGGGAATGAAGGCCAATCAGCAAGTAGACATCGCGCGCATTCGCATCGACGGCGGCACGCAGATTCGAGAGTCGCTGTACGATCCGGCTACGCTCGTCGAGTATGCGGAGGCGAGCGCGGGCGGTGCCGTGTTTCCTCCGATCCACGTCGTCGATGACGGCTCGGACCTGTGGCTCGTGGACGGATTCCACCGCCACGCCGTCGCGCTGAAAGAGAAGAAGAAGACGATCTCCGCCACGGTCCGCGAGGGCACACGCGCCGACGCGCAGTGGCTCGCATGCGCGGCAAACCGCGGGCTCGCGCGGACGCAGGCAGATAAGCGCGCCGCTGTCAAGGCTGCACTCGCTCACCCGAAAAGCGCCGGCCTGACGGACCGCGCCGTTGCGAGCCACTGCGGGGTGGGGGATCAACTCGTCGCGGCCGTGCGAAACGAAAACCGGCCAGTCGCCCAGGTGCGTGAATCACGCACCTCGGATATTCCAGACTCGGCGCCGACGCATGCGGCAAAGCCCGGAAAGAAGCCGCGCGAGGTGAGTCCAGATATTCCAAGCGAGCCCAAGCGCAAGGGCCTGGACGGCAAGTCCTACCCCGCTGCCGCCGCCCGTTCGCCCGTCGCGGCGGCACGGAAAGAGGTCGCTCCCGAGTTGCTCGACGCGATGGGCCGTGAGGTTCCCGCGTCGCTCGCCCCGCTGTGGCGCGCGCTGCTCGACGTCTACGAGGGCACGTCGTCGGCGGTCGACGCCCTGCGCGCCGCGAGTACAGCGCAGCGCGCAGCGGTCACGCGACTCGCCAAGGGCCGTGAGGGCGCGGTCATGCTTCACGCAACCGTCCAGGCGTGGGCTGTTGGGCAGGCGTGCAGCGCCGCGCGGCACGGGGCCGACGAGACGAAGCCGCACATCGTGTGCCCCGAGTGCGACGGCACCGGCGGATCCGCGCCGACGTGGTGCACGCACTGCGGCGCGTGCGGATGGCTCACGGCCAGCGCGCTCGAGCGCCGCGTGCGCGGCGCAAAGGCACGCCGATGACCGTCACGCTTCGACCGTATCAGGATGAGTGCATCGCGTGCATCGAACGCGAGCACGGCGAGAAGGGCCTGCGCTCCACGCTGATCGTGCTCGCGACCGGACTCGGCAAGACGACGATCTTCGCCGAATGGGTGCGACGCCGGCTCGAAATGCACGGCGGTCGCGTGCTCGTGATCGCGCACCGCGAAGAGCTTGTGCAGCAAGCCGCCGACCGGATGCGCCAGCAGATCCCCGGTGTCGCCGTCGGCGTCGAGATGGCCGGGCGCGTTACGTCTACGCTCATGCCGGAACCGATCGTGGTCGCCAGCGTGCAGACGCTAGGGCAGATCAAGCGCCTGAAGAAGTTCGATCCGTGGCAGTTCACGAGCCTGGTGATCGACGAGGCGCACCACTCGTGCGCCGCCGGCTACCGCGCGATCATCGACCACTTCGCGAGCGCGCAAGTGCTCGGGGTGACGGCGACGCCGGACCGCCTCGACGGGATCGGGCTCGGCGGGATCTTCGATTCGTGCGCGTACCGGATGGAGATGCAGGCCGGCATCGCGGGCGGCTTCCTCGTGCCGATCGTCGCGCGCCGCATCGTGTGCGAATCGCTCGACCTGTCGCGGCTGCGCACGGTCCGCGGCGATCTGTCGGAGAAGGATCTCCAGCAGGCGATGAGCGTCGACAAGGTGCTGCACGAGATGGCCGGGCCCCTCGTGCGCGAGGCCGGCGAGCGGTCGACGATCGTGTTCACGCCCGGCGTGCAAGTCGCTCACGCGCTCGTTGACGTGCTTGCGGCGTACACGAAGGCGCGCGCCTGCGCGATCGACGGCACCACAGACTCGACGGTGCGACGCGAGGTGCTCGCGGCGTACGCGGCTGGGGATATCCAATTCCTGATCAACTGCGCTGTTCTCACGGAGGGCTTCGACTCTCCGCGCACGTCGTGCATCGCTCTGGGGCGGCCGACGAAGAGCCGCGCCCTGATGACTCAGTGCATTGGACGCGGCACACGGCCCGCGCCCGGGAAGGCGGATCTGCTCGTCGTCGACTTCGCGGGCATCGTGGGGCGCCATGTGCTCGTCGCGCCGCTCGACGTGCTCGGGGGCGACGACCTTCCGCCGCTCGTCCGTGCCCGTGCCATGGAGCTCGTAGACCAGGGCGAGTCGCTGGACCGCGCGCGGGCGCAGGCGGAGCGGGAAGCGACAGAGGCGGACCGCGCGCGCAAGGCCCGCGACCGTCTCGCGGAAGAAGAGGCGGCGAGGCGCAAGGCTGCGCGCGTGTCGAGCGACGCGCGATACGCGGCGCGCAACGTCGACCCGTTCGGGACAAAGATCCTCGCGCTTCCAGAAGACCGCGGCGGGGAGCGAGCGAGCGATCGGCAGCGTGAGATCCTCGCGCGGTTCGGGGTTGAAATATCAAACCTGTCGGCGGAGCAAGCGCAGGCCGCGATCGGGTCGCAGATCGCGCGGCGCAAGCGCGGACTCGCATCGTACAAGCAAGCGCGCCTCCTGCAAAAATATGGCTATTCGCCCGACCTGAGCAAGGCCGACGCGTCGATCGTGATCTCTGCCATCGTCGAGAACGGATGGTCACGGCCCGCGAAAGATCCGCTTGACGGGCGCGCGCCGGTGGGCGTATGAACGCGATGGGCAGTCGGCACGCCGGCTGGTCGAGAGTAGGGACCTCGACGCTTCGACGCGACCGAGCAAGCCGGCAGCCGGCGCTAGGCACGGAGAAGATCACCTCCCCCCACCCGGACCACGGAGCGCCCCACGCGTCACCGCCCGGACTCGGCCGATCACGGTCATGGGGGGAAGGGGGGTCTTACTCCGCTCCCTCGCGCCGGTGGGACGGGGACGCGGCACGGTACACCGACGGTGCCTTGGATGTCTTGGATCGGATAGGCTCGGGATCTGGGCAGCAACCCGGAGGGAAAATGGCGACACCTGACGAACGCGAGGCTTCACGCCTCTTCGATGCTCCGGGGCAGACGCTTGCGGATGCGTGGGCCGACGTGGTGACGGCGCCGGATGGCACCGAATCAACGGCGCTCACGACAGCGATCCGCGTCTCCGCGCTGCTCGTGCTCTGTGGCGAGGTGAAGCCGTCGCGCGCGCTCGACGAGTCGGAGTACACGCGCGCCGCGACGCGGTGCGGGCTGACCTTGCGCGAGATGCGCAGCCGGCTTGCGGCGGCGATGTGCACCATGCGCGTCACGGAGTGGAAGCGATGACCGCCCTCACCGCCCTCCGCGCCATCACGCACGACGTCACCGACCTCGCCGAGCGGCTGCGCGCGCACTCGGAAGCGATCGACACGGCACCGACTGCCGACCTGCGCCGCCTCGACGCGGAGACGCTCGCATGGCTGCACGAGATGCGCGCCGGACTCGAAGCGCTCGAGGTGTGGGCGCGCGTCGTCAATCGGCAGTGCGCGACGATTGAGAGGCGGCAGTGAATGAGTTGGCTCTTTTCGCGGGCGCTGGTGGAGGCATTCTCGGCGGGCACTTGCTCGGCTGGCGAACCGTCTGCGCCGTCGAGTGGAACACCTACGCCGCAAGCGTTCTGGTCGCCCGGCAGAACGACGGACACATACCCGCGTTTCCCATCTGGGATGACGTGCAGACCTTTGACGGTCGACCTTGGCGCGGCGCTGTTGACGTCGTGTCTGGAGGCTTCCCATGCCAGGACATCAGCGCAGCCGGCAAGGGCGCAGGAATCGACGGCGAGCGATCCGGCATGTGGTCGCACATGGCTCGGATCGTTGGCGAGGTACGACCGCGGTTCGTGTTCGTGGAGAACTCCCCAATGCTCGTTGCTCGTGGGCTTGGACGTGTACTCGGAGACCTGGCCGCGCTGGGGTACGATGCGCGGTGGGGTGTGCTGGGCGCTGTTGACGCCGGTGCGCCACATGAGCGAGAACGCATCTGGGTGCTTGCTTCCGATGTGGCCGACGCCACGCGTGCAGATGGGCTCGCCCACGGCGCCGACCTCCGAGGGGAAGTGTCGGCTGGAGTGGGAGATGGTGCACCGACCATCGGACACGCCGCTGCTCCCTGGTGGCTCGCTGAACCCAACGTGGGTCGAGTGGCTGATGGGGTGGCCTCTCGAGTGGACCGCCTTAGCGCCATTGGAAACGGACAAGTTCCGGCAGTGGCAGCGCTCGCATGGCGCACGCTCGGAGGCTGCTGAATGACCGCCCCCTGCGCATGGTGCACGCGCCGTCTCCCGCGCGCGCAGCTCACGCACGCGCCGACCGCGCACTTCGCGTGGCGGTGGTGGTGCGACGACACGCACGCCGACGAGTGCAGCGCGCACCGGCAAGCACTGCGCAACGCCGGCACGCTTGAGGCCGCGCTGACCGCGCATCATGCGGCGACTGCGAGGGAGGCGTGAACTTGCGTCACGAGATCGCGGAAGCGAAGGCGCGAGGCTCGACGCACATGGTCGTCACGTGCGTCCGCGCGAAGGAGCCGCGCACCATGCCCGGCAGCATGGGAGTGTTCCTCGCCCGCCCGCGCATCCTCGGTAAGTACCTCGGGCCTGGTCACGGCCCGGTGAGCGACGGATCGCGCCAGCGGTACGCCTACGACGTGTCAATTGCAGACCTGGAGCGCCTCCGATGAAGGCTCACGACATGCAACGCGCCGGCAACCGCGACGACGGCAAGCCACGCATGAGGTGCACGGTCTGCCGCGTGCTGTCGACGATGCCCGAAGCGGAGCGCCCGTGCGGCTTCATCTTCGGCGCCGCGCAGTCGAAGCCGACGCCGCCGAAAGCCGTCCGTGTCGCGCACGTCGGCCCGGCGAATCGCGTCTGTCAGCACGCCGAGTGCGGCGCCGCGTACTGTCACCCGCACCCGTCGAGCAAGTACTGCTCGGAGAAGTGCGCAACCGCCGCGTGGAATCGGCAGCACGTCAAGAGCGGGGAGCACAAGCGGAAGCTAGCGGCGCGACGTGCCGAGATGCGCGCGGACCCCGCCGCACTCGCGGCACATCGTGAGGCGGACGC